TGACCATCGCTGACTCCACGGGGGATGTGGCCGGTGTTGGAGCGCTTACGATGGGTGGAAACCTGACGCTCTCCGGAGGAACCGCCAACGGAGTCCTGTACCTCAACGGCTCCAAGGTGGCGACAAGCGGTAGTGCGCTGACGTTTGATGGGACGAATCTGCTCCAAGTAAATGCAGCAGCAGGGAAACTTCGTCTCGGTGTAAATACATCCGATCAATTCTTGGACATTTATCGAGACAACGGGTCTGGCGCGAGTGTATATAACGCCGCGCAAGGCTCAGGCTTTGGTTTTCATGTTTGGCAAGTCGCCAACACCGAACAAATGCGCCTCACCAGCACAGGGCTGAAAGTAGGTACGACAAGCGATTTTTCAAGCGCAAAGGTTGTGACGGATGGCGGCGGCATCGGCATTCTAAACAAAGGGCTTTTGCGCTCTAGCACAAACGGGGTTTTGCAAGTATCTGCCGACCCAAACAATGCATACGCATCTTCTCAAATTAGTTTTGATGTTGATGGCTCTACGGTCGCCACTCTCGACTCCTCCGGCAACCTCGGCCTTGGGGTGACGCCGAGTGCTTGGAATACTTACACAGCCTTACAAGTCAAAACTGCGGCTTTGTGGTCGGGCAATTCGCTAAATTCTTTCGCATCTTTGACGGGAAATGTTTACTACCAAGGAGGCTATAAATACATAGCGTCTGACTACGCAACAGAGTATTACCAATATCAGGGCGCTCATGTTTGGCGCACCGCCCCCTCCGGCACAGCAGGCAACGCCATCAGCTTCACGCAGGCGATGACGCTGGATGCGAGTGGGTTATTGGCTATTGGGCGTACAGCAGCATGGGACAGTAATGCAGTTCTGACGCTTGAAAAAAGCGGTGTTGCGGCTCAGGTAATCAATTCGACGACGAATACAGTAACACTTGTTAATGTCGCAAACGGTAATTCTTCTGTTGCGTATTCAGGCACGGCATCGAATCACCCATACTACTTTATTACCAACAACACCGAACGCGCCCGTATCACCAGCGGGGGTGAAGTCTACATTGCAGGCACGACTGACCAAGGAGTGTACAACCTGCAAGTCAACGGCACGGGGGTTTGGGGCGCTGGCGCATATGTCAACGGGTCTGATGAGCGTCTGAAAGACAATATCCAGACGCTCAATGATGGCCTTGCGGTTGTGTCACAACTGCGCCCTGTGACGTTCCAATACAAGCCCGAGCACAGTAAAGACCAGAGCGTCCAGCCCGGATTCATCGCTCAGGAATTGCAGCAGACAATGGCAGGCAAGGACTACGTTGATGGAGTGGTGAAGTCCGGCCCTGAGTATCTGAATGTGGCGTATCAGAACCTGATACCAATCCTGACCAAAGCCATTCAAGAACAGCAAGCCCTCATCACATCCCTAACCGCTCGTGTCGCACTTTTAGAAGGAAACTAACATGACCCCTACCTGGATTATCCAATACATGCAAACAACCACCACATCAGCCACTCCCCCTCAAGCCGTTATCACAGTGGGTTGGGCATGTAACGGTGAGCAAGTAGACAATGGCAAGACGTACACAGCCTCGGTTTATTCAACTTGCACACTACCACCGGCTGACCCTGCTAGCTTCATCCCTTACGCAAACCTGACACAGCAAGAAGTGTTGAATTGGATTTGGGCCAATGGCGTGGACAAAGCCAGTGCCGAAGCTGCGGTGCAAAGCAATATTGACCTTCAGATTAACCCTGTAACCATTCAACCACCCCTGCCTTGGAGCCAAGCATGAACCCCGTACAAGTCAACCTCACGCTCACCCTTGATGAAGTCAACGCCTGCCTAACCGCGTTGGGCAACCTGCCGTATGTCCAGGTAGCTGCACTGGTTGATAAGATCAAATCTCAGGCGGTTCCGCAGTTGCCTGCTCCCAAAGAAGATGTTTGATCTCCTCTCAGGCGGTTTACTTGGCTCCATATTCGGAGGGCTATTTAGGCTTGCACCGGAAGTGCTGAAATTCCTAGATAAAGGGAATGAACGCGCTCACGAGTTGAATATGTTCCGCTTACAAACGGATCTGGAAAAACTCAGGGGAGAGTTTCGCGTTGAAGAGAAATACGTTGACTACAGCATCACCCAATTAGACGCAATCAAAGAGGCTTTCCGTGAGCAATCAGAAACTGCAAAATCCGCCGGATGGTTCGTATCTGCAATCTCGGCACTTGTTCGTCCGGGGATTACATGGTGCTTGTTCGGTATGTATGCAGCCGTTAAAGCTTGTGCTATCTATATGGCGTTCTTATCGGATGCACCGTGGTACGAAGTTTTAAAAGCCAATTGGAATGAAGACGATTTTAGTTTGTTTATGATGGTGGTGAGTTTCTACTTCGTTGGTAGGCCCTTGGAAAAATATAGAACAGTATAAAAGTGTGAATGAAGAGGCAAAAGCGCTAGCTAGAGATGTATTAATAAAGCCCTTTGAGGGGCTAGCTAAACGTCTGCCTGACGGAACCGTAACCTCTTATCCCGATCCAGGAACCAAAGGACATCCTTGGACCATAGGCTATGGGTCTACTGGCCCAGACATCCAGCCGGGTACTATTTGGACAATGAAGCAATGTGAGGATGCCTTAGACCATCACATTGAATACTTTTATGCAGGTGTTTGCAAACTTAGTCCGACGTTTCCAAGTGCCTCCCCGAGACGCATTGCTGCAACAGTAAGCTGGGCGTACAATTGCGGACTAGGAAACTACAGGATTTCCACGTTTAAACGACGTATTGACGCGGGAGATTGGGATGGCGCAGCTACCGAATGCGTTAAATGGAACAAAGCCGCAGGTCGCATCCTCCCCGGACTTACCCGCCGCCGTGCGGCTGAAGCTGCATTGATGAGGTGATCATATGAACGCCTTTAGCATCTTTCCAAATATAAACATACATGGTGTTCTCCCGGTATACACAGGAATTATATCATGGCGTTAACAAAAATCTTAGCAAAAAGCGGGGTAAATCGTGAAAACACGCGATATACCAACGAAGGTGGCTGGTATGTCTCGGAGAAGGTCAGATTTCGTCAAGGAACACCAGAGAAGATCGGTGGTTGGGCCAGGATTTCTGCTTATACCTTTTTGGGTATATGTCGAGCATTATGGAATTGGGTGACCCTTGGTAGCCAAAACCTTATGGGTGTTGGCACAAACCTAAAATATTATATTGAACAGGGCGGTCAATATAATGATATTACGCCTATCAGAACGAGAAATTATTCAGCCGCATTATCAAACCCATTTGATACAGTTAATCTATCAACTACGGTTACGGTTAATGACACAGCCCATGGCGCTCAGGTAGGTGATTTGGTTTATTTTTCCGGCGCTTCAGCAGTCGGAGGTGTCCCGGCGGCGGAGTTAAACACCAGACATGTCATTGCTACGTTAGTAAGCGCAAATGCTTATACCATCGTAGTAACAACCGCAGCGACATCCACAGTAACCGGTGGCGGCGGTAGCGTGACAGCTCAGTATTACATCAATACATTTGCTCTAGGCTCAGACCCATTTACGGCAAATGGCACAACAACCGTTGTTGTAACAGCGAATTCCCATGGCGCTTTGAATGGTGATTTTGTGACCTTTAGCGGAGCCACGGGAACCTATGCCTCGCAGTTAACGGGCGAATTTCAAATAACCTATTTAACGATTAATACATTCAGTATCACGACATCTTCAGCATTAGCAGCGGGATCTTATGGTGGATCAAGTGTATTGGCTTCCTATCAAATTAACACGGGACCGGCCATACAAAATCCTTTAGTGGGATGGGGATCGGGAGGATGGGGCCTTGGGAATTGGGGCCAGGGCGTTTCGGTCAATGACTCTCTAAGAATATGGTCTGCCAATAATTGGGGCGAAGATCTTGTATTTGGCCCAAGAAAAGGCGGCATTTACTACTGGGATGCCTCAACAACAGTGACAACTCGGGGCGTCGCAATCCAAACACTTCCTGGTGCAATCGATACACCAACCGTACAAAACTTCATTTTTGTTTCCGATATTTATCGGTTTGTATTGTGTTTTGGATGCAATGACACGGGTTCTGCAATTCAAGATCCCATGTTGATTCGCTGGTCAGATCAGGAGTCGGTAACAGATTGGTTACCAACGGCTGTAAATCAGGCAGGATCCATTCGTTTGTCTCATGGATCTGAAATTATCACCGCGAATCAAACACGACAGGAAATCGTTGTATTTACAAATTCTTCATTGTATTCGCTTCAATATATCGGAGCACCTCTTGTATGGGGCGCACAGCTTCTTGGAGATAATATTTCGATCATAGGCCCGAACGCAGTAGCTACAGCATCAGGTATTGTATTTTGGATGGGGAAGGATAAGTTTTATACATATTCAGGTCGCATAGAAACATTAAATTGTGATTTAAGAAAATACATTTTTAATGATATTAATATGCTTCAAAATGAACAAGTTTTTGCTGGAACCAATGAAAGTTTTAATGAAATATGGTGGTTTTATTGTTCTTCTGATTCAACAACAGTTAACAGATATGTGGTCTACAATTATTTAGAGCGTATATGGCATTATGGGACGCTCGGAAGAACTGCATGGATAGATGTTGGATTGCGCGATTTCCCTCAGGCAACTACGTACAGTCAAAACATCGTGTCTCACGAGTTAGGTAATGATGATGGTGAAACCGCAACAACACTTCCCATTAATGCCTATATTGAATCCGCAGAGTTTGATATTCAGGATGGACATAATCTGGGATTTGTATATCGAATTATTCCTGACATTACTTTTTCAGGGTCAAATACACAAAACCCGCAAGTCACCATGACATTGATACCCATGATGAACTCGGGATCTGGATATAACAATCCTCAGTCATTAGCAGGTTCATCATCAGCGACCGTAACGAGAACTTCGACAGCTACAATTGAGCAGTTCACAGGCCAAATTTATGTACGGGTGCGTGGGCGCCAGATGATATTTAAGATAGAAAGCGATGGTTTAGGTGTGGCTTGGCAATTGGGCGCACCAAGAATTGATATTAGACCGGACGGAAAGGCAACAGGACTTGGCGCATGAGACTTGATAACCCAGCACCTCCGAATCTTCCGTTATCACCAGAACTCTATGATCGTTTGTATATAGAGTCTTTGACCAATACACTGAGACTGTATTTCAACCGGCTTGAAAACATCACCAGAAACTTATTGGGTAGGGATGGAGGAAGGTTTTTAAGTAACCCATTCGGTGCTTTTTCAAGCGAAATTGACCAGAGCGCTGCAAGCACAACTGTTGCTTATGCAATTACCTATAGTAATACAGACATCAGTGATAGTGTATTTTTATCTAATAGCTCAAGGCTTAACACAACCTATCCCGGCATTTATAATTTACAGATCAGAATTCAGCTTGAAAATTCAGATACGCAAATACATGATGTTGATGTTTGGGCTGCAATTAATGGTGTAAATGTAGCTAACACAAACTCAAAGTTTTCCGTTCCTAATAAACATGGTGGTGTAAACGGAAATTTAATTGCAGCATTGAATTTATTCCTTACCATGCAAGCCGGTGACTATGTTGAGTTGTACTGGAGAACATCAGATATTGGGGTTACGGTTGAATATTCTTCTTCTGGATCTTCACCAACCAGACCCGCAACCCCATCAGTCATAGCGACCATGGCTTTTGTATCCTCTATACCGGAGTAGATTATGTCAGGCGGTGGGCAATATAATTATGATTTTGGATATGGCACCGGATACGCGGACCCAGAAACTGGTGTTAACCAAGGCGCTGGTAATGCCACAAGCACAGGGGAGGTTTCATCTGGCAATGCAACATCAGGAACTGATTGGTCCAGCATCTTTGGAAATGCTAGCGGCTTTCCATGGGGACAAGCCGCCAATGCCATCTTGGGTGGTTCTGGTGGCGGCGCT